GTATTAACTATACCACACTGCTCACACCTGAAATTTTTAAACAAAACAAATAGGTACATTCTACAATGTCTGGAATATGCCCTGTACTTAGCAACATCATAATGAGTGTAAGGATTTTTTGACAATAAAAACTTATAAAAACCGTTACAAAAAGCTACTAATTTATCAAATGTATCAATGTGTTTCAGCCCAATTTCTTCCAATTTTAGACGTTCCACTAAGAGGGCATCCAAATTCGTAGTATTCTCCAGCCCTTTTAATGGCTGATTCCGCTTGGGGTCCAATAAATCTTTTGGCATACCTCTCCTTACATTCAATTTGAAACTCATCGTGAATATTAGCTACAAATTCATAATCTTCAGGAGCATTAAAACCTAAAAATTTAAGCCTTTCATCCAAAAGAACTAAAGCTTTCTTCATAAGCACAGCTCCAGCACTTTGAAGTAAGGTGTTTAAAGCAGAATGTTCTGAACGTACATGGAGTCTCCTCCCGTCCAAACCGATAAGGTGTCCTCTCCTGCGGTAAACTTGCTTGACAGCTTCAGTTAATTTAAGTAAGCCATCAACACCGTTCAATAACTTCATCCTAGCTTGTTTACCACCACGAATATTAGTCCCTAAGATCTTACCTAACTTTTCATTTCCTGCTCCATAAATAAAAGCATAGAAAAATGTCTTGGCAGTATCTCGTGACTCTAATCCCACTAGTTTTTGATTGATAGAATGAATGTCAGTTCCATCTTTTGAGTTTCCTTCAACAGCAGCAGTAGCATATTTGCCATTATCATATCTTTTTAAGTATCCTGCTAAAGCTCTAAGCTCTAGGCCGTCAGCATCACAACCAACTAACACCTTATTCTTAGAAGCCTTGAACAATTCTCTACACTCTTTGCCAAAAGGACTGTAAACAGCAGGAACTTGAGCTATATTAGGATAAGAATGAGTACATCTACCAGTAACAGCTCCATTAGTGTTTACATTCCCAAATATTCTCCCCTCTTTCTCCAGTTTCAACCAAGCATTGTCACCTTCAGCGAGTTGAGATATTCTTTTAGACAACAAGAAATGATTAAACAACTCATCACAACCTGGATAGGGAAGAGACTTTAAAACTGTCTCATCAATTTTAGGTTTACCATTAGGAGTAAAGTCTTTAGGTTTCCAATCATAATCTTTCTGAAGCTTATAACTTATATGGTCCCTGCTATTAGGATTAAAGTCTACCTTTTCTACCTTGTTAAAACTTTGACCAGCAGTATAACCTTTAGCCTTGTTATCCTTCTTAGGAGTAAAAGTTCCCAAGTCCCTATACCAACTACCAAACCGTTTCTTTAACCTACTTCCAATTTGTTCTTGTTGCTTGAGAAGATTTACATATAAATTCTGTCCCTTCTTAACATCAAAAGAGAAACCATTTTCAACCTGTCGTTGGATTAAAGAAGCAAACTCATGTTCTAACTTGATGGCTTCATCAGAACATTCAAGTTCATATAAACGATCAAAAAGTGTAGATGTTATACCAACATCCTGAGCACAATAGTCTGCCATTTCTTCAGTAAACGTAGACCAATCTGTAGTGTCATTATTAAATTCACCCTTTAACATCCCTAACCGATAACCCCAAGCTTTTAAACTATGAGAACCATAGAGTTGGGTAGGAATACGTTTCTTCTTAGCATCTAAGATCATCATATTAGAATAAACTAAGCGTGACACTACTAAAGTATCATTTATCTTTGTCTCCTTGTTAGGAGTCCAACCTAAAAGTTTTTTTAGTACGGGTAGGTCATATCCTAATATATTATGTCCTGTCAAACCTTCAGCATTGGACATGATCTCTAAGGCTTGTTCTAAATTGTCATACGGGTACTCATTGGCAAACACCTGAGAAGCTCGTGCTCCTTCTACTGTCATAGCTAAACAATGGATCTTGGAGACATCTGGAAGTAAACCATCGGTTTCCAAATCAAATATTATATTCATACTTAAAATACCTCTTCAATATATTCACATTCTCTCAGCCTACCTGTTTCCCTGTCGTAGTATAGTCTCGCTGCAACTCCTGTCGAACTTCCCTTATACCTTGCTTTGAGTATTCTAACAGTTGTTTCGCCTTCTTCTTGTTGATTTCTTTCGAGTCCAACCACAAAATCACTAAGCTGAGCGATGCTTCCACTCCCTCTAAGGTCATTAAGTGAGATTTGTCTGCCGTCTTCATGGCCTCTCCCGTCTGCTGGTTTTCTTAAGTGAGATACAATAAAGATACCTAAGTTTACTTCTTCTGCAAGAGATCTCAATTTAGTCATCAAGTTATCTATGAGTCTTCTTTCATCCCCACTTTCAATACCACTAATCATAATAGAAATATGATCAACGATAATCCAAGAAACATTACAACTCCTTGCTAAGTATCGGATACGGTTAGAGAGAACTTCTCCATCCATGCTGCCCCAATGATCATAAAGAAAAAGCCTCCCTGTATTTAATGTTTTTTCCCATATATCCCGTAAAAATTTTTCTTCTAAATTATCCTTTAGGTGGAGCATTTCATTGGCTTCGATTGACATGAAGTCAATGGCTGCCTGACGTACAGATTCTTCAAGAGCAATATAACCAACTGTTTCTCCTTTTGAGAGGAAGTATGATGCAATTTCTTTAACAGCGGTAGATTTTCCAGCCCCTGTTCCTGCACAAAACGTAACGAGTTCACCTTTTCTAGCTCCCAAAGTAAGGTTATTAAGTCCCTGCCAAGGATACTGCATATCAGCAGCTTGCATAGGAGTGCTCACTAGGTCCCAAGTATCTTCTCCTGCTATGATTCCATCGGGCCTGTAAACTGAAGCTCTGAATATAGCGTTGATAATATCAGATCCACGATTAGCTAAGAGCATATCGTTAGGGTCTTTAAGGGGGAGAGAGGCTATTTTACATCTGCCTGGTGGGAAAAGTTCTGCTACCTTACGAGCTGCATTATTACCTTGAGAGTCGTTGTCAAACATTAATACTATTTCTTCAAAACTACCTAACAACCACTCCAAGTCTTTAGCTATAGCTTTACAGGCCGATCCTACACCGTTTGGAATAGATACTACAGGGTACTGACAACGCTGAACCTCAGCTACAGACATAGTATCTATCTGTCCTTCTGTTATGACAATACGTTTTCCAGAAGTCCAGCATTGTCTTCCCCATAAACCTAAGTCTCTAGTTTCTCCTAAAATCGGGAAATCTTTATCTTTAGTTCTTAACTGTTGGGCTATTAATTTGTTCTCCTCATTAAAATAAGGAGCAATATGAACCTTCTTATTATTATCGTAACTTACTTGGTATTTAAAAAATCTGCAAGTTTCTTCTGAGATTCCACGTTTTCCCAAGGGTTCATAAACACCCTGTCTAAAAACACCGTTGGAGCTTGAAATATGTGGAACATCAACTGTATTACCACTAGGCTCATAATGATCACAATTATCACCGAAACAATACGCATGACCATCTGGATACCTCGCTAAATTATCTTTAGAATGACATTTTGGACACGGCTCGTGTACTACTCCTTTTTTATTTCTCTCAACCATGAATCAGGCACACTCCTTTCCGCATAGATAAATCCATGCTTGTCACACCACCTACCATAAGTGGTAGATGAACCCTTGTATAACTTCTGCCTGGAATTAGTAAAAACAAATCTTAAATCTATATCAGGGTGTTGTTCTTGGACTAAAAGATGTTTAGTCCTGTCCTTAGCCAAGAACCTACCCTTAGTTTCAATATAGATCTTCTTGTTTTTTCCCACTAAAATAAAATCAGGTGTATAGTGCTTCGGTACAGGGATATACTTGAGTTTTTCCTTCTCGTAAGAATAGGCTACACCAGAAGCCTTTAACTGGCTGGCTATTCGTTCTTCTAAGCCACTTCTGTAGCCCTCTCGTATACCCCTGTACCTCTGCCTTCTAGTTGTACGTTTCATCTTCTTGAGCACTAACTTTGAGATTAAGTAATAACTTTTGTACTGATCGAACCTCATGAAATGCTTCTTGTGGAAAATGTCCACAGGTAATCATAATCAACACACTTTCAACCAAAACCGCTAACTCCTCGTTTTTTAAATTGCGGAGTTTATTAGCTATCATCTCTTGGTCCATGTTATTACAAAATTCATAACTAGGCATTTTAGAAGTCCTCATTTTCATCATCAGTAGAATCAGAATCTTTAGCTACTGTTCCCACAAAGCTACCTTCATCCTTCCCCCAATCAACATCATCTTGCTTAGTATATTCAACTAAGTCTACAATACGAACCTTCTGCATACGCAAAGTAACACCGCCAGCCCCCTGATTAAAAGGGACAGCCTGATATGCTATCTTTAACTTACTGCCAGCTCCTACTGGATTCAATACACGATTTCCAACAGTATCCAGGAGTATTGGCTTCTGAGTAAAGGTGTCTCCACTCTTAGTTTTAACTTTAGCTTTCAATTTAAAGTTAACAACATAATTTTCTGTCTGTTTTCCCTGATCATCCATCTCAGGTTTAACAGGATTATGTTTACCACCATTCATCAAAGGGTCTACTACCCCTTGAATGGCTTTAATATCCTTCTTGTTGAAAATCATCTTGACTTGATAAACACCATCTGCATCAAAACGAGTATCAGGGGTATTCAACCAAGGCCATGCTGCGGTTCCTATAGGTGTTACATGAATTGGTAATTTATTAGCCATATTATAGTTCTCCTATTATATATTTTTCTGCTCCACCAAACTCAGGAATTTGTTTAAACTTACAATCCCTTCTCATCTTGCCTATCATTTCCATTACGTCACTAATGCTCCTTTCTTTGACCATCTTATTTAAATATAAACAGTTGAATACTGCTGCAAGTATAGCATACTTCTCAGCTTTAGTAAAACCATCTAAACTGTCTACTACTCTCATCATACCTTGTGCTACATTTTTAACATTGACATTCGCCATGTCAACTGAAGAAGAATTCTGCATTGTTCACCTCATTGATGTTTAACTTACCGTATTTTGGAATTTTAGGAAAAGTATTTTTACAAATAGAAGGAGTAGCCGTTTGCTCCTCTGCAAATTTCTGAAGGACATCTTCTTTATAAATCTCAATAAAAGTTGTTCTTAAGTTATCACTTAAGCGTTCCATATCACACGCATGGGTCCCAAATGAATCATGAACGATAGAAAAACTCTGAATGTCAGTATAAGATAGATTAACAGTTTTCATTAAATGACAAGCATCCATACTATGAACATAGTTAGGAGCTATACCGTTAGTCTGTTTATGTTTATCTAGTTTGTCACCAACTCCATGTGCAGAATATAAAGAAGCAACTTTACCATTTATAATTGTTCGTATTTCCTTAACTATGGGTCTTAGGTATTTCTGTTTCACTATAAATCCTGTAGGTACGGTCCAGTAGATAGGTCTAGCATCTTTACTCAAAACTCTAGCACACTCTTGAAGCCAATCCATACCTTCCCTAGCCGACACCACTACTTCTCCTATAGATTCATAAATTACAGTAGCTAAGTATTTACAGAAAACCCACAAGTCTTTATCTTTAGAA